CGGGAAATGCACAACCACGCAGCCTGCGCGGATCAGTCAATGGAATTGATCTTTGGGTTGATACTGCATTATCAGCTGCACAATCAACTGATGGTTGCATGTATGTAATCAATCGTGATGCTTATACCTGGTATGAATCACCAGTTTTGCAATTGCGCACAAACTTAATCGCCAATGGTCAAATTGGCGTAATGCTTTATGGATATGGTGCAACTGCCAAGAAAATTGGCGCAGGAGCATACAAGTTCAACAAGGCTTAACAATCATGGGTGCATTCGCTCCCGAGTGCGCCCAGCCGTAGGAGAGAGGATCAGACATGCTTATCAGTGCTAGTGATTTACGCGCAGTGTTAGGCGTGTCTGAATCCATGTATTCTGATGAATACTTAGATCAGATAATTGCATCTGCTGAATTGGTATTGCTGCCATTATTGACTGCATATACATCAGCAATTGATTCTTATGAAGTCAAAAATGACAAGATTTATTTTATTACTACACGCGCTAATCTTTTTGTCCAGGGTCAATCAGTTGTCGTGACTGGTTGTGGTGATTATGATGATACTTACACAATTGATGCTCGGACATCTAATGTGTATTCATTCCATGCAAGCGTAGATGCAGCGGATACAGTAATCACACCAGTTATCCCCGCTGGTCTAGCCGCCCTTGATGGGTCGAGTGCGGCTGAGATTTATGCAAATAATCCAGCAATTAAAAATGCATTGTTGGGATTAAGCACTGACATATTCCAGGCAATCATTGCACCTGGATCAAATATAGAGGGCGTGGATTTTGCCCAGACTATTTACCGCACTGGTCGCAGTATGGTCAATCGTCAATTTGGATTATTAGCACCATTTATTGACACTGAAACAATTGCACAATGAGCACATCAATTGCCGAAGTTCGCGGTGAATTAGCAGCTGCCTTAGAAACCATTGGCGCGACAGTTTATTCATTTGTGCCTGAAGCAATAATTCCACCTGCATGTGTGATCGTGCCTGATTCACCTTATTTGGAATCAACCTTAATTGGTAAGACTGCCGTAAATGTTAAAGTGAATTTCACAATTACCGCTGCGGTTGCTTACAACTCAAATCCCGGTGCTTTGGACAATTTAGAAAAATTAGTAATTCAGATTTTAGGAGTAATGCCTGATGGTTATGTTGTCGGAGATGTGCAACGCCCAACCATTACAAATTTAACCACATCATCAATTTTAATTGCTGACCTATCAGTTAGCACTTATTACAACCAAGACATCTAAGGAGAAAAATGCCAACTACAATTATTACAGGCAGACAAATTGCATTCACTATTGACAGTGATGTTTATGATGCCCAGGCAACATCAGCCACGCTGACAGTTGCATCAACCATCAACACTTATCAAACACTTGATGGCAAGGCTTACTACACCACTGATACCCAGGGAACATTTGCAGTTGAAATGTTGGCTGACTGGGGTGCTGGATCATCACTATGTGAAGCACTATGGACAGCTGCTACATCAGCACCACAAACACCATTGGCAGTGTCATTAACTGCCGTCAGTGGCGCAGTATTCACATTTAATGTGCAACCAATTTTGCCAAGCGCAGGCGGCACTGCACCTGATGCACAAACAGTGTCATTGTCATTTACATGTGTGACAACGCCATTACTTAACGACTAATTAAAGGAGATCGGGAGCATGAAGTTACCAATAACAATTGAATACGGAAGCGGGTCATCTGAAACCTATATTGCCCAGCCACCTGAGTGGGCAAAATGGGAGCAGAAAACTGGCAACATCATCAGTCAAGCGCAAGACAAAATTGGCATTTCAGATTTGTTATTCCTGGCATATAACGCCATGAAGCGTGAATCAGGTGGCAAACCAGTTAAACCATTTGAAGCCTGGTGTGAATCAGTAGTTGATGTGGTGGTGGGTGTAGATGACCCAAAAGTTACGAGCGCGGAAGCCTAAACAGGTTATTGATTGAATTGGCATTAACCACATCAATTCCAATGAGTGAATGGCAAACCGCAGAGCAGATTTTAACCGCAGTGGAGATTTTGAAGGAGCGAAATGGCGACTGATGCAATTGCCTATGATAAGGCTGAATTGCGTGGCATCATCAAAGCATTTGGTGCAATGAGTGATGAAGCCGTTGCCGAAGCCAAAAAACAATCCAATTCATTAGCGGATTATTTGCGTGGCAAGATCATAGAAGCAGCTGATAATTTATTCTCACGCAAGGTTGCCAGCCCAATTGCATCAGGTGCGCGTGTAAGTAAATCATCCAAAATTGGTGAAATCAGCATTGGATTTGCATCTCAAAAATTTAGTGGTGGTGGCACTACCCAGCAATTATGGGGTGGATCAGAATTTGGATCTAACAAATACAAGCAATTCCCTATTTGGTCAGGCAAACAAGGTCGTGGGTCTAAAGGTTGGTTTATTTATCCAACCCTACGCAAAGAGCAGCCACACATTATTGATCAATGGGAAAACGCATTTGACCGCATTATTAAGGAGTGGTGATGGCAACTGGATCACGCACCCTTAAACTCTCCATCCTGGCAGATGTTGATCAACTTAAAAAATCACTTGCCCAGGGTGAAAAAGATGCCCAGGGTTTTGGCGACAAAATGGGAGATGTTGGCAAGAAGGTTGGCGCAGCATTTGCATTGGCTGCGGCTGCTGCTGCTGCCTACGCAGTCAAAATTGGCATTGATGGCGTTAAATCAGCCATTGAGGATGAGGCTGCGCAACTTAGATTGGCTGGTGCGTTAAAGAGCGCCACAGGGGCAACTGATGCTCAAATTAAAGCCACTGAGGCTTACATAAGCAAAACTCAATTGGCTACTGGAATTACCGATAATGACTTGCGCGCATCATTCCAGAGATTATCAGTCAGCACTAAAGATGTTACAAAATCACAGGATTTGTTGAATTTAGCAATTGATGTATCTAAAGGCACTGGCAAGGATTTGGCAAGCGTCACCGAAGCGCTGGCAAAATCTTATGAAGGCACTGATGGCAAACTGGCAAAATTGGGAATCGGTTTATCAGCTGCTGATTTGAAAACAATGAATTTTACTGAAACAACAAAGGCGCTTTCAAACCTTTATGGTGGCGCAGCCGCAGCAAATGCGGAAACATTCCAGGGTCGCATTGATCGCTTAAAACAAGCATTTGATGAAGGCAAGGAAGCAATTGGCGTGAGGTTATTGCCAATCATTGAGAAGTTAATCGGATATTTGTTTCAATATGGTGTGCCTATATTTAACAAATTCAAAGATGCGTGGGATGTAATCGCTGAGGCTATTGATAAGAATAAAGAGAAGTTTGCAGGATTTATTGATTTAATGACCACCTATGTTTTGCCAGTATTGAAAACCATATTTGGATATTTGATTGATATAGGTGCGAAAGTAGCATCAGCAATTATTAACGCGTTTGGCACAATACTGGGCGCAGTAACACCAATCATCAATTTTATTATTGATTCAATTAACATGGTTATTCGCGGAATCAATTTAATCAAACCAGGTGCAGATATTGGTTACCTAAATAAAGTTGGTCAGCCATCATCTAATTTCACATACAATTCAGGAAATCCCGGGGCTGGTCAAACTACTACAACTACCATTCCATCTATTCCGACACCTAGTGCGGGCAATACTGGTTCAACATCTACATCATCAGGATCAGGCAGTGGAATTAGCGTTGCAATGCCGCCAATTATTCCGACAAATTACACACCGTTTGGTCAGGCTGGTGGCAATGGCAGTGGATTTACTGGCACACCATTTGGTCAAGCACCAACAGTTACAGTCAATATGGGCGTTGTGGGCGATCCCGAAGCAGCTGCAAGATCAGTAGTTGGGATCATCAATGATTCTTATTATCGAGGCACTGGCGGTGCTGGAAATTATGCAGGTTTCTGATGAGTAACTGGAATCCAGTGTGGAGAGTAACAATCAATGGTGTTGATTACACCAATGCAATTTTAGCCAATCTAACTATTACATCTGGGCGAACAAATATCTATGAGCAGGCGCAGGCTGGTTACATAAACATTCAACTGATCAACCTGGATCAATCCCCTATTGAAGCGCAGATCAATCAATCAATAACCGTTGAATTGCAAGATTCTACTGCAACATTCATTCCGATATTTGGTGGATCAATTGTTGATGTAGGTGTATCAGTCAGTGATGCTGGCGGTGTTGCCTACGCTCAAACAATCACAATCATTGCCCTGGGTGCATTGGCAAGATTACAAAAAGCATTGACCAATGGTGTTTTGACTAAAGCACATGATGGAGATCAAATTTACAAGATTCTCCGAGGCGTATTATTTGCTCAATGGAATTCAGTGCCTGCGGCATTAACCTGGGCTGATTTTGATCCAACAGTCACCTGGGCAACTGCGTTTAACACGGGATTGGGTGAGATTGATCGCCCAGGTAATTATGAGTTAGCAAACCGCGGATCAAATCGCACTGATGTTTATTCATTGGTTTCAGCATTGGCAACATCAGGGTTGGGATATTTGTATGAAAATGCCGAGGGGCAAATCTCCTACGCTGATTCAACTCACCGCACCAATTACCTAGCAGCCAATGGTTATGTTGATTTAAGTGCAAATGATGCATTGGCTAATTCACTCAAAATTCAAACCCGTGCAGGTGATGTGCGAAACAATTTAACTTTGAAATATGGCTCACTTTCAACCAATGAAGTGAGTGCAACCGATCCTGCATCAATCTCTACTTTTGGCAACCTGGCACAAATCATCAGCACAACCCTATTCAATGCAGCTGATGCGAATGATCAAGCAGCATTTTATTTGTCACTACGCGCTAACCCACAACCAAATTTCAATTCAATTACTTATGAATTAACAAACCCTGAAATCTCTAATTCTGACCGAGATAACCTGATCAACATATTCATGGGAATGCCATTATCAATTGCAGATTTGCCATTAAACATGAACGCAGGATCATTCCAGGGCTTTGTTGAAGGCTGGACATTTAAAGCTGCATACAATCAGGTTTCAGTCACCCCAATGCTTTCACCTTTGGCTTATTCACTCAATGCAATGCGTTGGAATGATGTGCCAGGCGTTGAACAATGGGCAACAATTTTATCAACACTAACATGGGAAAACGCCACAATAGTGGCATAAGGAGAAAAAAATGAGCAATCCAACAAGCAATTTTGGCTGGCAGATGCCAACACCAACGGATTTGGTGACTAACTTACCAGCAGATTTTGAAGTCTTTGGTCAGGCGGTTGATTCAGATTTCGCTGACTTATTAGGTGGCACAACTGGTCAAGTGTTAAGCAAAACATCAAACACTGATTTGGATTTCACCTGGGTGACAAGCGCGGGCGGCATGACAAATCCAATGACCACTACAGGCGATATTATTTATTCATCACCTGGATCAACGCCAGTTAGATTGGGCATTGGTTCATCCAATCAAGTGCTAACAGTTGCAAGCGGTGTGCCATCATGGGTTACACCATCAGGCGGGATTACAACTGCAACATTTAGAGATGAAAAAACAAGTGGAACTGCGGGTGGCACATTTACAGCTGGCGCATGGCGAACTAGAGACTTAAACGCTTCACAATTTAACAGTATTACAGGTGCAACATTAGGTTCAAATCAAATTACTTTATTGGCTGGCACATACACAGTTGCAATATCAGCCCCATGTTTTGATGTTGGTCATCAACAGGCTAGGTTTTATAATATTACAGATGGCGCAGCTGCGGTTTTAGGCATTTCTAACTACACACGCAATGGCGCAACCGCAACTTCAAGTTATGGATTAGCGGCTGGAACTTTTACAATAACAGGCACAAAAGTGTTTGAGGTTCAACACAGATGTGATGTGACTGGAACATCCAACGGATTTGGCGTTGAGGTCAGTTGGGGAACAGAAGTTTATACATCAATAACAATTAATAAGGTGGCTTAATATGGATATTGCATTGGGAATTGAAGCGTTAATACCAGCTGCAGAATACTTTGGCAGCACAACAAAAAACACCAAAGAAGCATTTGATGATCTCAATTGGTTTGATAAAAGATCAAAACCAACATGGGCACAAATCCAAGCAGCATGCAAAGATTTGCCTGAAATCATTAAAAATCCAATGTAATGATTACATCCAGCAATGGTTGGACTGCATCCGCTGATCCTAAAGAAATCGGGATTGGTTCATTTGTCGTGCCTGGCACAAAGATCAAATTAAGGTGTGCGCAATCAGTCGCTCCCCTATTGGTCACATTTGCCAGTGAATTCCACCAACACATTGAGCCAATTGATGCAGGTGCGCTTGATGATTGGGGTTATTGCTTTCGCAATGTTCGGGGATCATCCGACAAGTTGAGCAATCATTCCAGTGGCACTGCAATTGATTTGAACGCGACCAAGCATCCATTGGGTCATGCAAACACATTCTCACCAATGCAAACAGTTTTGATCCAAGCGTTATGCAAAAAGTATGGAATCACCTGGGGTGGTAATTTCAAACGCCCTGATGAAATGCATTTTGAGATTTCACTTAATCCAGCCAAATGTGCTGAGTTGATTGGAAAACTAAACCTAAAGAAAGCGGGTTAATATGAAAATCAAACAAGTCAAAGAATTATTGGCTAGTTGGTCAAGATCATACCTAGCAGCTGCGCTTGCCGTTTATATGGCAGGTGGCACATTCAAGCAAATGGCAATGGGTGGCGTTGCAGCAATTGCGCCAGTTGTGTTGCGTTGGATCAATCCTGATGATGCAGCATTTGGAGTTAATAGCAAAAAATGACCACAAATGAATGGGTTGCGGTGATTGGGTGTGGTATTGCCCTGCTCACTGCAATCTATTCAGTAATGAAAATGGTTACAAAATCCATTATGAGTGAGTTATTGCCCAATTCGGGAAAATCAATGCGTGATGAAATTAGGCAACTGAGCGCACGCGTGGATTCTATTTTTGAGATACTTAGCCGTAAATAGGGATATGGGCGTGTTGATTATTGCTAGGTGTCAGCGCAGGGTGTCATAATCTGATCAGATTCATCCGCCTGGATGAACGAGATCGGGAGCAAACAAATGAATACAATAAATGCCATTATAGGCATTTTAGGCATAGTCAGTGGGTTGTCCATAGGCTATAAGTTAGGTTATCGCAATGGCGATCACATGGGTTCTCGCAGAGGATTTGCGCGTGGCATCCAGGTATCACGACAGATAGTTAATGAGGTAAATCATGGCGCTTGAAAATTATGAAACAGTTGCAGAGCGCATTGAGAAGTTTTGGATGAAATATCCAAATGGGCGAATTGATCAAAAAATCATTCACCAGGATGGCACGCGTTATATTGTGCAAACTGATTTATATCGGGATTTAACTGATCTGCTCCCCTATTCAACTGATTTTGCTGAGGAAATACGCACCAGCAATAACCGATTCCCATTAGAGAATGCAGCTACAAGTTCCCTGGGTCGCAGTTTGCATACTGGAGCAATATCTAAATTCAGTGAAGGCATACCCCGCGAATCTAAAGATCGTATGGATCGGGTAAGTCTAAGCATTGTGCCTGATCCTGAGTTTGCATCAATTGGTTCATCAATGGATGTGATGGTTAAAGAGATTTATGAAGGTGTTACCCATTCTGAAAAACCACAATGCTCACATGGCTACATGCTTGAGAAGGCTGGCGTGGGCAAAACTGGCAAGCCATACGCAGGCTATGTTTGCGGATCAAAAACCAATCAATGCAAGCCGATTTGGAATTGACATGGGCGGAATATCTTTCTCACGAGATGGAGTCACTGCTCACATCACCGCTGATGGTGAATTCCTAAATGAACGCCAGGCTCAGATTTGTGATTCATGCTTTGAGCCATTCAACCGAATAGACATGATCAAGATCGTTGATGCCATGTTTCATTTGTGCCGTGGCTGCTACTTAAAACACATCACCAAATGATTCAGGTGAGCCTATCCCCTGCTGAGGAAATGCACGCAGCCAGGGTGGCACTAACGCGCACCCAGGAATGCCGTCAAAGGGGTGTGAAAGAAAACATCAAAGACATCACCTACTTTCAAAACATATACAACCAGGCTGAGGCAATTGGGGCTGAGATCGCAGCTGCTAAAGCCCTGGGTGTTAATGACTTTGATGCATCACTTTCAAAGTGGAAAGAAACTGCTGACATTGGCAGAAACATTGAAGTCAGATGGTCACACTGGGATTCAGCGCACGCAATTTGCAAACCCACTGACCGTGATGATGATCTGATTCTGCTAGTTACTGGGCGCTCCCCTAGTTATCGGGTCGTTGGTTACATCCCAGTTGCAGCAGCACGCAAACCCCGATTCCTGCACAAATCAGGCTATTGGTGGGTATCTCAGATCAACCTGCGACCAGTTGAAACCCTTGCAAGGAGCGTGTATGCCAACGCGACAATATGACTGCTCAATCTGCGCAAAGGCAGGGCGACCCATTAAACAAACATTTGGCATGTTCAAAGGTGGGGTGTGTGAATTAACTGAGCATGAATGGTTTGCACAATGCCTGGGTTGTGGAGCGTTGGGGATCAAAGTTGTGGATGACCAATGAAATTTGCATACGCTGATCCACCCTATTTCAAAATGGGCAAGAAAATGTATGCAGAATTCCATGATGAGGCTGAAATATGGGATCACCAACAAACTCACCTGGACTTAATCAAGCGCCTAGATGATGAATATCCTGATGGCTGGGCTTTAAGTTGTAATCCATCAAATCTAAGTTGGATGTTGCCAGCAGCTCCAAGTCTAAGGATTTGCGCATGGACAAAAACATTTCATCAGATACGCCCAACATCAGTGCAATACGCCTGGGAATCAGTCCTGCTCAGGGGGGGGCGCAATGATGCTAAGCGCAAACCAATGGTGCGTGACTAGATGATGGGATCAATTGCAATGCACACTGGATTACCTGGTGCGAAGCCGCTT